CTGTATGGCTATTCGGTCATTCGTCCGCAGATGGCTGTCCGTCTGTGGGGCTAACATTAGAGGGGGCTTCGGCCCCTTCTTCTTCTAATTCAAGGAGTTAATCCATGACGACTACTTCGAATGCGGCGTATCCGCTTGAGACGTTTGGCCCCTACAGCGGCATCCCGAATGGTGATGGTGGCTATCAGTATTCTGCCGGCAATCGCACTGAACCGCTGATGCTTCCGCAGGGCGCTCCGGCGGCTCTGACGGGCGCTACGGTTACGGTTACGGCGGCTAATCTGGCGGCGGGCATTATTACGGTCGACTCTGGCGGCACGGACGCGGGCACCTACACGTTCCCGACGGGCGCGCTCATCGACGCGGCGTTCCCCAGCGTTGCTGTCAACACGGCTTTTGACGTTGTTATCATCAACGTCGGCGACGCGTCGCAGAACGATGTGACGTTCGGTGCTGGTTCGGGCAACAGCATCGTTGGCAGCGCGGTCGTCATCGACGGCGCGACCACGCCGTCCTCGGCTATCTTCCGTTTCCGTAAGACGGGCACGGCGGCGTATTCGATCTACCGCATCGCGTAATCACGGGAGAAGGCAATGCCTAACACTAAATCTGTCGGTGTTGCCTTCTCTGATCCCGAACTCGTTGCTGGCACGACCATCACGGGTGCGACGATCAGTGGAGGCACTATCTCCGGCGCTACTTCGGTTAGCGCGAGCGACATCACGACGACCGGCGGTCTTTATCTGAAGTCGGCTACTGTTGCGGCGGCGGGTTCTACGCAGGCCAACGCGGCGGCTGTTTCTGACGGTTTTACGCTGGTTTCGGCGGCTGACGGCACTAAGGGTGTCCTTCTTCCGCCGGCGGTTGCGGGTCGCACGGTCATCCTGAAAAACAATGCTAACGCTGTTTTGAAGGTTTGGCCGGCTTCTGGAGACGCTGTTAACGCCATTGCGGCGGACTCGAACTACGTTCTTGCGGCTTATACGTCCTCGCTTTTGGTGGCGTATGACTCGACGACCTGGTATTCGGTCCCGCTTCTGGCGTCCTAATTTAATCCTACAGACGGGCTACGGCCCGTCTGGCCCTTACCATAGGTGAAAAATGGCCCTCATTTATTTGCGTCATGAGCGTCATGGCGTTAAGATCGCCACGCTAGAAATGGAAGCCGAAGCCGACGAAGAGAACGGCTGGGAAAGGTTCGATCCAAATGACGACGACGGCGGGCGATCAGATCAACGGAGCCCTGAGACTTCTGGGCGTCCTCGCAGAAGGCGAAACGCCCTCAGCGGAGACATCTCAGGACGCGTTGACAGCGCTGAACCAGATGATCGACTCGTGGAACACGGAGCGTCTGTCGGTCTTTTCAACGCAGGACCAAACCTTTCTGTGGCCGCCAAGCGCTCTTAGCCGGACGCTTGGCCCCACCGGCGATTTTGTCGGCAATCGTCCGGTTCTGCTAGATGACGCGACTTATTTTCGCGATCCGCAGACCAATGTGTCTTACGGCATTAAGTTCATCAATCAGCAGCAGTATGACGGTATCGCTGTCAAGACTGTTACGTCCACATACCCGCAGGTCATTTTTACGAATATGACCTACCCAGACATTGAAATGTTCATTTATCCGGTGCCGTTGCGGCTTCTGGAATGGCATTTCATTTCGGTCGAAGAACTGACGCAACCGGCTGTTCTGGCTACGCCATTGACGTTCCCGCCAGGCTATCTGCGGGCGTTCCGTTACAATTTAGCCTGCGAAATGGCCCCTGAGTTTGGCGTTGAGCCGTCCGCGCAGGTGCAGCGCATTGCCATGTATAGCAAGCGCAATCTGAAGCGCATCAATAACCCGGATGACATCATGGCGCTGCCATACAGCATTGTAGGCACCCGCCAGCGCTATAACATCTACGCCGGAAACTACTAATGAAGACGCCGATCCTTGGCTCGTCTTATGTGGCGCGTAGCGTAAATGCGGCTGACAACCGCATGGTCAATCTTTTTCCTGAGATCGTGCCTGAAGGTGGCAAAGAAGCCGCATGGCTTCAGCGCTGCCCAGGGTTGTCGCTTATAACCACTGTTGGCACCGGGCCTATCCGGGGGCTTTGGGCTTTTGGCGGCTATGGCTATGTCGCATCCGGATCTGAGTTTTATCAGATTGACACCGAATGGAACGCCATTCTTCTTGGCACCATTTCTGGCACAGGCCCGGTTAGCATGTCCGATAACGGCGTGCAATTAATCGTCGTAACTAATCCTGACGCATATATATTTACGCCCAGCGCCAATACGTTCGAACAAGTTCTGGACCCTGATTTTCCCGGCGCGGTTACTGTCGGGTTCATCGACGGCTATTTTGTCTTTAACCAGCCGAACAGCCAAAAGATCTGGCTTACCGCATCTTATAACGGCTTGTTAATTGACCCGCTCGACTTTGCCAGCGCCGAAGGTTCGCCCGACAACATCGTGTCTCTGATCGTCGATCACCGCGAAGTCTGGATCTTTGGCACAAACACTGTCGAAGTCTGGTATGACGCTGGCCTGCCAGATTTCCCGCTTACCCGTATTCAAGGCGCGTTTAACGAAATCGGTTGCCTAGCGGCCTATTCTGTCGCCAAGCTGGACAACACCCTGTTCTGGCTGGGCGCTGACGCGCGCGGTAACGGGATTGTCTACAAGGCCAAAGGCTACACTGGCGAGCGCATCTCGACGCACGCCGTTGAGTGGCAAATCCAGCAGTATTCGGATCTCAGTGACGCTGTGGGCTACACGTATCAGCAAGATGGTCACGCTTTTTATGTGCTGAATTTCCCCAACGCTAACACGACGTGGGTTTACGACGTGGCGACCGGCGCGTGGCATGAACGCGCGAGCTGGGTCGACGATCAGTTTGCGCGGCATCGCAGCAACTGCCAGATGAACTTTAACAATAAGATTGTTGTCGGTGATTATGAAAACGGCAACATTTACTATTTCGACCTAGACAAATATGACGACTATAACGGCGTCCAGAAGTGGTTGCGCTCTTGGCGGGCGCTTCCGACAGGCGAAAACAATCTTAAGCGCACGACGCAGCATAGCCTTCAGCTAGACTGCCAGACTGGCGTAGGTTTGGACGGCACGACGCAGGGCACTGACCCACAGGTCATGTTGCGCTGGTCAGATGATGGCGGCCATACATGGTCTAATGAACATTGGAAATCAATGGGTAAAATCGGCGCGTATGGCTACAGGACGATCTGGCGGCGTCTTGGCATGACGCTGAAGATTCGTGACCGAGTGTATGAACTATCGGGAACAGATCCGGTTAAGATTGCGATTATGGGTGCTGAACTAATCTTGAGCCCCACGAATGCCTAATATTACCAGCATCACACCTCCGCGTGTCCCGCTTACCGATCCTCGAACGGGATTGATTACGCGCGAATGGTATCGGTTCTTTGTTAATCTGTTCACGCTGACGGGCAACGGCACCACCGACGTGTCGCTACAAGACCTTCAGTTAGCGCCAAATAGCATGACGCCTGAAGTATTGATGCAACTTAATGATCTCTACAATGAGATTAATACGCAGACTAGAAATGAGCTGGGCACGCTATCAAGCGTAAACCAAGATAATGTTCGGTATCTGGGCTTTCAGACCGTTCCTAGTCTGAACTATACGCCGCCGGTTGGAACCGTTTATTGGAACGGCGGGACGACGCTCACCATTCAGAACACCGCGAATGTCGCGCAGCCTGTCGGTGAGGCACAGTATTATTACGTTAAGGCCAGCGCCGCGATTACTAAGGGCCAGCTCGTCATGCTTGACGGGGCTGTCGGCGCATCGGGCGTATTAAAAGGCAAGCCCGCCACAAGCGTCACTATTGGCGACTATCTTATGGGTATCGCCGCTGAGAACATAGCGCTTAATGGCTTTGGTATTGTCACCTCTTTTGGTCTCGTCCGTGGGTTTAATACCACTGGATCACCTTACGGAGAGACATGGGCTGACGGCGACATTCTTTACTATAACCCCGCCGTCCCCGGCGGCCTGACCAAAACAATACCTGCGGCCCCTAACGTAAAAGCTATCATAGCGGCTGTCGTAAACGCCGCCACCGCTGGATCTGGGTCTGTATTTGTCCGTGTCAGTTTTGGGTCGAAGCTAGGCGAAACGGACAGCAATGTTCAGTTTGGCACTCTGAACGATGGCGACATTATTCAATATGATAGCACGTTAACATACTGGAAAAACGTCCCTTTATCAACCGATGTGTCGTTCACGCCAATTATCCAGTTCGGCGGCGCTTCAACCGGCGTAACCTATACGACACAGATCGGGCGCTACACAAAGATAGGCCGGTTCGTTCACCTATACATTCGAATAGTGCTGTCTAATAAAGGGTCTTCGACTGGCGACGTTACCGTCGTCGCTGGCACAGGTTCATTTCCGACAGCGGGCGACAATAGTGTTGGATCTTTTGACCCTGCGGCTAATATGGCGGGTTTAACGGCTGGCGGCGCAGTCATTCCGGTTATTTCCAGCACGACGTTGAATTTAGTTCAGCAAACGACGACCGGGCGCGCTAATCTTACGGACACAAATTTTACCAATACCAGCGATTTCCGCTTGACTCTCTGTTATGCGGTTTGATTGCTAATCGTATGAAAACATGGCAGTATGCCGTCAACGAGGTAGATCATGGTCGCTTCTCTTACGCCGCCGCCTAAACTGCAATTCTTTGATTCTAATGGAGATCCGCTTGTCGGCGGCAAGCTTTATTCGTATGCGGCTGGCACGACGACGCCTCAAGCGACTTATGTCGACTATGCCGGTGTGTCTACAAACACCAATCCAGTTATTCTGGACTCTCGCGGAGAAGCGAATGTTTGGCTGAAGACCAACCCGTATAAGCTGGTCCTGAAGTCATCGACCGACGTTGAGATCTGGACCGTCGACAATATCTATCCGCAGCTTACGCAGGCGGATCTTAATATCTTCGCCAGTTCAAGCGGATCGTCGCTTGTCGGCTATATTCAAGGCGGCACGAACTCTGTCGCCACCACCGTCCAGTCTAAGCTGCGTGAAGTCGTCAGCGTTTTTGACTTTATGACCGCCGCGCAGATCGCATCCGTTCGCGCGCGTAATGGTGTCGAAGATGTCACCTCTGCCATTCAGAACGCTATCAACTATTTTACGACCGGCCAAGGCACCGTCTTTTTTCCCGGCGGTCTATATAAAGTAACCAGCACAATCACAATTGCGCAGAACCGCGTCCACCTTGTCGGCCAAGGCATTTATGCCACGCAGATCTCTTTTGCGCCTACCGCAAACGGTTCATGCTTTTCGTTCACCGCTGGCGCAAGTTCGCTATATCAATGCTCGCTTCGAAACATGAATTTCCGCAGCGGCGATAACACTTATGTCAAGACAGCTATCAGCCTAAACGACATTCGTGAGTTCGAGCTTGTCGATGTCGAAGTGGGCGGTTCTGTTGTAGCCGTCCCCGGTTCGACGTTCTGGAGCGACGCAACTAATTCGTCGCGCGGTCTTTACACGACGGGCCGCGAGGCGCTGTCCGTTCAACGGTTTAAGGCGTATGCGGATAAGCCTATTGTACTTGGTCCAAATACAAACTTTGCTTCGATAGACACAGACCATTTCCATTTTCAAGATTGTTTCTTGGCTGCGGCAAACAATCCTTGCGTCACGGCGTTGGACGGCGTTCAATTATCTAACGTCACGTTTGACGGTTATCAGACGTGGAACTTGGGGACGCACGGGTTCTATTGGCTTGCTACGACGGCAGCCGCAGCCAGCCATAATTTATCATTTAATAATGTTAGAAGTGAACAAGGTTTAAGCTCCACCGCGTACATGTTCTATATCAACGACAGCACTAACGGCATTTATAACGTCTCAATCAATAACTGTCGAATGGATAGCGCGCGGAACGGCATATACGCCCGCGCGGTCATTGATCTATCCATAAACAATAGCGTTTACGCAGGGACTGCCGGAACTACAGCCCTTAATGTCAGTGCTACTGTAAACGGCATTAATATTAATAATTTTTATGCCGTAGGTGGGTCATCAGCTACACTGACTGGACAATATCTTGTCTCAGGCAACCCTTCATTTGACGGCACCTCGCCGTTGCCGACGAATGCTATCTATGCCAATACTCAAAGTTTGGCGCAAATTGAAACTACGGCGGCTGTCAAAGGGTATCGTTTGGCTGTAGCAAATAATGCTACGGGTACGGTTCGCGGCGCTAATCTTGTGGCTGGATTCTTAACGCTCGTTGATGATCGCGCTATATGCGGGCGCGTAGCCTTGTATGGTTCTAACGGTGTGTCTGAGTTAGATTTTAGCGCGGGCGGTCAATATTCTGTTACCATAAACACGGCGGGGCAGACCAATATCTATTGGGACGCCGGCACCAGCACCTATGTTGTCCAGAATAAAACCGGCGCTGACCGTGTGTATTATTTAACGCTTACTGGCACTTATTCGGCCATAACTTAAGGACTCGTCATGGCTGTTACAGTCACAGTAATCATACCGGCCAAGACGGCGGAGAATACGCAGACGACGCAATACACGTCGACGGGTTTGACGACGATTATCGACAAGTTTACGGCGACGAATTACAGTGCGCTTGCAGCGACGATCAGCGTCAATCTGGTCAACCCCAGCGGCACGCCGGGTAATTCTGATCTGATCGTCAAGACTAAAACGCTTCAGCCCGGTGAGACGTATACATTCCCTGAACTGGTCGGTCACGCCTTGGCGTCTGGCGGGTTTATCTCTACAATAGCCGGGACGGCCTCGGCCATTAACATCCGCGCTACCGGAAGGACCGTGACGTAATGTTACCAGCATTAGCACTTATGGGCGGCGCGTCTCTAATAAGCGGCGGCTTAAATTATTTAGGCTCGCAGCGCGCTGCGGGCGCTCAGCAGCAGGCCGCGCAGACATCGGGACTGTTTGGCCTTATCGCGCAGCAGCAAGCTATTCAGGCTCAGCAGGAAGCTCAGCGTCAGGGCGCAGCGGCGCTTGAAAAAGGCGCGGCAGCTTATGATCCCTACACGCAGTTTGGCATGGAGTCGACCAATCGCCTTGCGACGCTGATGGGTCTTCGCCCCGGCGCAGGGTCGGGTTCGCTTATGGAGCAGCCGTCCATTGACCAGCTTCAGATGGACCCAGGTTACGCCTTCCGCGTGGCTGAAGGCCAGCAAGCTATTGATAGATCCGCTGCGGCAAGAGGCGGCCTACAATCTGGGGCGGCGCTTATGGCTGCTGCGCGGTATGGGCAAGATATGGGCAGTCAAGAATATGGCAACGCCTACAATCGGTTTATGGCTAATCGCGCTAATGTAATGAACTTGCTTCAGGGCGGGGTCAATACGGGCTTCGGCGCGGCGCAGGGTAGAGGCCAACTGGCGGGACAGGCGGCTAATCTTTATAGTGGCACCGGAACAAATGTCGCCAATACTCTGATGTCTAATCCGTATGGTCAGGCTATGGAGAACGTCGGTCAGGCCCGTGCGTCTGGCTACATGGGTGGCTCAACCGCTCTTGGTCAGGCGCTTCAGTCTCCGGCGCAGAATTATATGCTGTATAGCATGATGGACCGGTTTGCGCCAACGCAGAAGTCTTTCGGCAGTTATGGTCCGCAGCCGGGCTATAATTCGGACGGTAGTTTCTTTGGTAATTTATTCGGCTAAAGGATAGGTCATGCCCGTTCGTTACGACATCGCAGCCGGAGTTCCGCAGGCCCAAGGCGGCGGCTTCGACCCCATGAATGCTTTTGCGACGATGCAGGCGATGAGCTACCGCCAGCAGCAGAACGCGCTTGCTGAAATGCAGATGCAAAAAATGCAGCGTGAAGCGCAGATGCAAGGGGCATTAAGCGGCGTGTTGGGCGCGCCAGGATTTAATGTGCAATCTCCTGAAGCTGTTGGTGCATTGGCGCGAAGTGGAAATCTTCCTGAAGCCTTGTCCGTATTAGGTGCGCAGCGGTCAGCCGCTGCGCAGTCTGCTTTAGCGGGGCATTACAGAACACAAGAAGATCTGGCGCGGCAAAAATTCGAAAAAATTGACCTGCCGCAAGCTCGCATTCAAAAAGAACTTCTTGAATTTCAGAAATCCAAAGAAGGTCGTATGGCAACCGAAGCGCTCCGTAAGGCTGACGCAGCGACGATTGATCTTGCCATAAAGCAAACCGCGCAGGCGCAGGACTTTTTGTCTCAGTCAGCACCTGAAACATGGTCGGATGACTACGCGCGCATCAAAGCCGCTGACCCTCATTTTGCGTCTAAGTTTAAGCCGGATGCATTTCCCGATAAAAAGCTGATTGACACAGCTATGAAAAATGCGGATTTGACGCGCAAAATAGCGGAGGTGCGCGCAAGTCAATTGGCGCAGGCCGAATTTGCGCAACCGCAAATGCCGACTTGGGCACCGGGCTATATTCAGCGTTATGACCCGACTACGGGAGGCTATCGCCTTGAGGCTCCGCAGCAGCCCGGGATGCGTATGCCTCAGAACGCTATGACTCCGGCTGTGCCGGGTCAAAATGCGTTTACGAATGCGCCGCCGTTAGCCGCTCCGGCCGAAGCACCTGCGCCAGTAGAAACACCTGCGCCGCCGATGGGAACGCCTGAGTATGAGCAGCGCCGGTCGTCGCGCTCAATGCTAGACATTGCCGGTTTTGACTCCGAAAAAGGCGCTGATCGCGTTTCGGGGCTCATAAAAAATACACCCACAAGTGCTTTCCGCGCATGGACACAACAACAGCAAGGCGGATTTGCCGGTAAAGCCACGCCTGAAATGGAAAACGTGGGGCGTCTCAATACCATTATTGAAAATATTAAGCTTGCGTATAATAAAGGAAGCCTTGGCTCCGGCGTTTCTGACGCGGATATGCGGCTTTTGGATAGGGCGCAAGCTCAGATAAATGACCCGAAAATACAGCCTAATCAGCGTTTAGCGGCTTGGGATGAATGGATGCGTATCTATACCAAAAAAGCGGGCTATAAATATTCGCCTATGACCGAAGAACAGGTTCGCGGCGAACCTATCATCGGCCAACGTAAGCCCGCACCGCAAGTCGACGAAACCTCTATTCTTACCAATATTTTCGGGACTAAAAAATGACCGACGCGATCTACGGTAAGATCCAGACTGCACGCGAAAAAGGCGTGAGTGATGAAGCCATACGGAAGTTCCTTATGGACCATCCTCTCGTTGAAGAAGCGCGCAAAAAAGGGGTTAGCGACGACAAGATCTTTGCGCATCTTGGTTTACCCCCCGCTGAACCGACCGCGTTAGAAACCGTTGGCAATGAACTAGACTACATTGCTGGTCAGATCCCAGAAGATCTTATGGCCATAGGCCAAAGTTTTACGCCGACTGAACTTAGCCGGACCATTAACCGCGTGGTTATGAGCCCTAAACAGTCCGCAATGGAGGCTGTGTCTGGGATTAGCGAATTCTTGCAGCATTCGTATGAAAGTTTCAGAGAGCGTCCGATCTCGACGGCGCTCAATGTCGCGCCTTTTGGTATGGCGGCAGGTAAAGTTGCTGGCGCGGCGCGTCGTTTTGCAGCCCCTGTTCTTGAACCGCAACGTGCTGCTGTTCAAAACGTCATGTCTAAACTTTCGCAGCCGCAAGAGTTCGCGAACGCTATGGCGCAGCCTATCACGCCGGTCCCTGGCGCACCGCCCGTCACGGCGTCGCAAGCCGCTGTCCAGGCTGGGCTGTCAGAGCCAGCCGTTGCGGGCTTAGAGGCTGGGCTCAAAAACGTAACACAGCCTTATGGCCGCGAGGTGTTTGCGCTAGAAGAACAGCGCCTATCGGCTATTCAGCAGCAGATACGAAATATCGACGCGGATCTTCAGGAACGCGCGGCCAGCATGTCGCCGGATGAAGTTGCTAGATTGAAAACCGTGCGCGATGATCTTCTGCGCCAAGTTGCTGAGCAACGGCAGGCGTTGACTGCGCGGGGGCAAGCGCTGCCTGAACAGTTGCCGCTGACCAGTATACGTGAGCAAGGCGTTCGGATTCAAAGAACGGCGCAGGACATCGAAAAAGATCTGCGCACGCGCGTTATCCAGCCTGCTTACGCAGAGCCTATAAAAGAAGCCGGAAACGCTAAGATAGATATTACGCCTGTAGTGGCGTTGTCAGAGCAGGTTTTAGGAGCGCCCCTGCGCGCGTATAAGCCCGAAGCGGTCCCTAGCGAGTTGGGGTCGGCGCTTGCTAGTTTGCGCCGCCCGCCGTCGCGCGGCGATTGGGTGTCTTTGGGTGAACGTGGCGGGTATTACGGCGAAGAAGGCGCGCCGGCTCCGACGACGGCGACGCTCAAGCAAATCGACGCCATTCGTCAAGGACTGAACGCGGACTTGGCCGAAGCCGCTACAGCGTCAAAAGAAGATCGCGGTGCGGCAACGCGGTATCGCGCGCTAAAAGAAATGAAATCGCGGTTGGATCAGGCCATATCCAATACGGAAGCCATCCCGGAGCATGTCAAAGAGGCTTATGCCAAAGCAAATGCTCTTTATGCGGAAGAATTTGCGCCGCGTGTTAAGCAAGGCATCACTGGTGACATGCTTCAGAATACGGCGAGGGGCGTCACTAAGCTGCTGCCGGACGATATTGTAGACGCTGTGTTAAAAAACGAGACAAACGCGCAGCAATTTGTCCGCACATTTGAAGCCAATCCTACTGCGCGCAACGCTCTTGAAGCTGGAATTATAGACCGTGTTCGTCGCGCGGCGCAGGACATAAAAACGGGCTTTATTGACCCGACAAAAATTGCGGAGTTTGCGCAAAATCCGGCGTTATCGTCGCTCGGCATTGACTTGCAGGCGACTTTACAGCCGCTTGTGGCAGAAGCCAACGAAGTCAATACCGGGTTGGCCGAATTGAAAGCGCGGGCGAGCAAGTTCAAAAAAGCGGACGCAAGCGATCTGGTAAAGCAAGCGCTCAAGAATACAATGGAAATGCGCTATCTTATGGATAACATAGGCCCGAACGGCAAAGCGGCGTTGCGCAAAGATCTGACCGATCAAGCGCTTGGTATGATCCGTGCCGAAAAGCCGGCGAAAGTGCTGAAATATCTCGACAAACACGCTAAACCTCTCGAAATGGCTATCGGTAAAGATACTGTTGAAAACATTCGTGGTTTGGCGGATGCCCAAACGGTGCTTAAACAAATAGAAAAAACTGCGCCGGAGCCTAAGAAAAAAGTCGCGGTAGCATTAGACGGCTATACTAAAGAACAGTTGACAGATATTAAATCGCTTATAGACGAAATTAACCGCGTCGAAGAAGTAGCGCGTTTGTCCTCTGTTCGTCCTACTGCCAGCACAGCGGATTTAGCGGCGCAAGAAGGCGTCTCAGGGGCGCAATTACCGCAAATTATGTCCCGCGCGGTTACGTTCACGAAATCCGCCATAGACAAGATATCTGAGTTCGCAACGCGGCGTATGCAGGTAGAGACAGCGCGGCTTCTAATCAAAGATCGTGAACTTCTAGGCCAGCTCGTGAATGAAGCGCTGACAAAGAAAGAAAAGCCGCCACGCATTCAGATGAGAACTGTCGCCGGCGCGGCTGCGCTTAACTCTCCTGAACGCGTAAAAGAAAATCCCGCGCCAATTCCTAGTTATTTACAACCTACTAACGCCTACGGATTTGCGGATAACAATAAACTGTTGAAAATGTTGGGCTACTGATATGGTCGAGTATCAAGTTCTCTTTGATGTGGCCATCGGCGTCATCGGTGTGCTGGGCGGCTGGACGCTCAACACCGTCTGGGCGGCTGTGAAGGATCTACAGGAAGCCGATAAGGAGCTGGCCGAAAAGGTCGGCAACATCGAGGTGCTGGTCGCCGGGCGCTATATCACCCGCGAAGAGTTCAACTCGACCCTGAACCAAGTATTCGAACGGCTCGACCGCATCCGTGACCTCCTCAGCACAAAGGCTGACCGATGAAAGAGAACTATGACGCTTGCCTGAAAGCGACGCTGCGCTACGAGGGCGGCAAGGTCGACGATCCGCGCGACCCTGGTGGCCGCACGGCCTACGGCGTCACGCAGAACACCTACAATGCGTGGCGGGCAAAGCACGGGCTTAGCCAAAAGGACGTGTTCCAGATCGCTGACTCAGAAGTCGCGGCGATCTACAAACAAGAGTATTGGGACAAGATCCGTGGCGATGACCTGCCGGATGGGCTCGACATGGCCGTGTTCGATTTCGCGGTTAATTCAGGCGTCAGCCGCGCGTCTAAATATCTTCAGTCACTGGTCGGCGTCACGCAGGACGGCCAGATCGGCCCCAAGACAATCGCCGCCGCTAAAGCCTATCTTGGTGTTCGCCTGACCGACATGCGGCTGGGCTTCTTAAAGGGACTACCGACATGGGGCACTTTTGGTCGTGGTTGGTCAAACCGAATAAACGACGTTTATGCTGTTGTGCGGGACTTATGCTCGCGCTGACAGGGTGCGCCGACTTTAAGTATTACGAATGTATCGCCCGTGATAGCACGTCGCGGCCATGTAACTAAAAGGAGCTAAAATGTTAGTTAACTGGATGACCACGATCCCCGGTATTCTGACGCTTCTGTCGGTGCTGTTCCATGCTTGGCAGACCAAAGACGTGAACTGGGCTGATCTTCAGAATGCGCTCGTCGCGCTTGGCCTTGTCGCCGCTAAAGACTGGAACGTGACCGGCGGCACCAAGCCGAATGATTGAAGGGGTCAGGTTGCAGAACCTAAAACCAAAGATGAGACTGCCGCTGATCTTGATGCTGGCAAGTTTTAGTGGGTGTCAGTCGACCAGCAGGTGTCCCCCGCTGGTCGACTATTCAGCCGAACTCCAAACCAAAGCGGCTAAAGAATTACGCGCTCTCCCCAAAGAAAGCGAAATCGCCAGAATGATTGCCGACTACGGACAGCTCCGCAGAACTTGCCGTCTTTGAACGACGCGCATAGTCCTCGGCAAAAGTAGCGGCAAACGCTTCGTAGTTCATAGCGTCAATGTGGCTGTCTCTATGATCTGGCGTCGTGAACGCGCGCGCATTCTTAACACAGACCAAAATAACGGCGATTTCATACGGGTGCAATTCACGCCCTAATCGCAAACTGGCAAGCGTCGCCGCTAGCTGAAAATTGTTTTCGATGCCGCCATAGTCTTGACCGCGACGGTCAATAATTTCAGCGGCTTGCGCTAGTAGTTCTTGAGGATTCATCTATCATCTCCATAATGGCCGCCCTTTCTCGCAACATTCTCAGCACTGTGAAGCGCTGATGCAGCCGCACTAGGATCGTAGAGCGCCGGGCGTGACGCATCTCATCCTCCAGAAGATCTTTCACTTCTGTCTCGGTAAGATCAGCAAGCTGATCGTTAAGGGTTTTCCACGTTAAGTTCTGCAAGGGCGATTTCCGCTAAAGATTTCTTGTCTTGTAGACTAGACAGTATGCGTTCGTCAATAGTTTTATTACACATGACGAGATAACACCAGACCTCGCGCGTCTGGCCGCTGCGATGCAGCCGGCCAACTGTCTGTTCGAACAGCTCCAGTGACCACGGCAGCGACAGAAACACGATCTTGTTACCGCCGAACTGTAGGTTCAGCCCATGACCGGCGCTCTTGGGGTGGATCGCCAGCAGTTCGATCTTGCCGGCGTTCCAGCGCTCGATGGCGTCAGGCGCGTCAATCGTCGTGACGTTAAAGCTGCGCTGAAGCTCGGCTAACTCTTCTTTGTAATTGTAGACGATGATGGTGTTGTCGCGCTGGTTTTCGTCTAGTATTTCAGCCAGCGTCGTGAACTTTTGACGCCCATACCACTGAGGATTGCCTTGACTATCATAAGCGAAGCCTGAGGAGATTTGTTGTAATTTTTGCGTAACGACGGCTGCTGTTGGAGCCGTGATCTCTTCATGCACATAATCCTTCTTCATGTTCTCGTAGGGCTCGCGGTCGTCCAGTTCGCATCGGATCTCGACGATGTTGAGCGGCGGCAACTTGTCCTTATACTCGCCAGGCTCCAGCACATAGGTCGCCGGTTTGATCGCCTCCATGACCTTCGGCAGCGCCTGCGGCAGCGGTTCCCATTGGCCGTAGTCGCGGTTCACGCAGTAGAAATACTGTTGCAAAAACGCGCCTTTAGACCTACCCAGTAACGTCTGATCGACGACCTTGCACTGGCCGAACACATCTTCCAGACCGTTCGATGTAAACGAGCCGGTCAGCCCCCAGCGGATCTTGAACTGATCGAGGATTTTAAGCAGGTGCTTGAAGCGTTTGCCTGACGGGTTCTTCAGCCGTGTCAGCTCATCAAAGACAATGCCGTCGAAGTCTTTGGGGTCGATAGACGGGATGTTATCGTAGTTGGTGACGACGATGTCGACATCAGCCGCGAACGCTGCCTTACGTTGCGCTGGCGCGCCGACTGCGACGCTCATGCGTAAATGCTCGGCCCATTTAGGACGCTCGACAGGCCACACGTCAGTGCAGACGCGCTTGGGCGCTAACACGAGCCAGCGGTCGCAATGACCTTTGCTGGTCATGTCCGACATCGCCGTCAATGTGATCGCTGTCTTACCTGCGCCAACTGGCGCGAGTATCATGGCGCGGTCGCGGCTGAAGAGGAAATCTGCGGCTTCATGCTGGTATGGTCTGAGATCCATCGGTCAATTTCTTCCTTAGACCATAGAACTTCATAGTTCTGATTGAGCTGATCCATGTCACGCGCAAACATCGCTTGCAGCGGCGATATTTTACCGCCGGGACGCTTTAACTCTATGAAATGCGTAGTGCCGTCTGGTAGACAGACAATTCGATCTGACACGCCGCGATTCGATGGTGAGACGAATTTGTAAGCCTTGCCGCCAGCTTGCGCGACGCATTTCACAAGATACTTTTCAATGTCTTTCTCAAGCATAAAAAAGTTCTTGACACATCCATAACAGATTGTCTAGTGTCGAATCATCGAAAGGTATGGTAATGTCACACAGCAACATCGTCGGCGGTTCGACCGCTAAGCGTTTGATTAACTGCCCCGGTTCGCGGGCGTTGGTCAACACAGTCCCTGAGAAGCCAAGCTCTAAGTATGCCGAAGAAGGCTCGCGTCTGCATGACGCCATGCACATGATTCTGTCGCATGGCGCGAAGGTTGAGGATTATCCTGACAATGAGAAGTTAATCCTAGCGCTTGACGCGCTTAACGAAATCGACCCTAATAATGAGCTTGAGTTTGTCACGGAGGTGCAGGTCCATTTTAACGACTTTCTTGCCGGAGTTTACGGTTCTTGCGATCTCGCTGGCCGTATTCGCAATCGTGCGATAGTCCTCGACTGGAAGTTCGGGGACGGCGTTGCGGTAGACGCCGAAGAAAATGAACAGCTTATGTTCTACTGCGCCGCAGGTATGCGGACGGAGGCGCTGCGCTG